CTCTGTGCAATCACCAACTGATTCTGTGCATTAAACTGGTCACGTTGATTTGCAATCTCCTGATTGAATCTTTCAACTGTATTCACCTGACCTGCATTAAACTGTGCCTGTGCATTAGCCTGTGATGCATTGAACTGAGATGTCTGCGACTGTAGGCTTGCAAAGAACTGGTCTGTCTGGTTCTGTGATGTAGCATTAAACTGTCTTGAAGCATTCTCTGAGGCTTGGTCTGTGAACAAAGACTGTATACGAGACTGTGCTTTAAACATTTCTGTCTGCTGTTGATTAGACAAGTTCTGCATATCCATCTGCATAAAGTTCTGTGCATTCTGTACAGATGCTTGTTGTCTGTTATTCAAGTTAGCCATATCTAACTGAGACAATGCCGCAGCTTCTGCCATAACCATTGCCTGTGAATTAGACAAGTTAGCCAAGTTCATTGTATTAGCAATACGGCTATTCTCTAGTGCTACTTGTTGTTCAGCAGTAAAGTTCATATTAGCTACGTCAGCTATACGTCCTGCATTTTGTACTCTAGCTTGAAATGCTTGGTCAAACTCCATGCCCATAAATTCAGCACGTTGTTGTGCAGCCAACATGTTACGTTGCTGTCTATTGGATAGGTTCTGTGATTCAAACTGTGCTACAGTAGATGCATCAGCTTGTGCTATAGGCAATGCTGATTCCATTGCGGCTTGCACTACAGCTTGACCAGCTAATGATGAAGCACCAAGACCACGCTTTGCCAGTATGCCTTGTGCATTTCTCATTGCACCAGCCGCCCATGCAGGTGTCTGACCACCTTCAAACTGTTGCATTAGTCCTTCTAGTTGACCTTGAACAGTAGCTTGTTGTGTTGGGGTTGCTTGTGCGGCTTGTATTTCTTCAGTAAACTTAGCGGCTTTCTCTGCATCTGCTACACCACTAATGAGTTCACCATCCTGTATCTCACGCTGTACAGGATTATCCATAAGTATGGCATTACCTTGTGCGGCATTTAAATCTCCTACAGATGATGCTGTCTGTTGTGCGGCTACTACCTCTGCTCTAGGGTCAACAGTGCCTTGTGCAGCTTGTGTAGCATCTAGTGCTGTCTGTACACCTTCAGCAGACTGAACTGCTTCCATTTTATTTGCTTGGGTTTCTGTGACTGTATCAGCCTGTGTTACACCAGCTACTGCAGTTGATATAGGTTGCATAGCACCTACTGCACCAGTTCCCGGCTGTAACATCTGCTCACCAGCTACAGGTACTGTTGCCGCTTGTGTTACACCACCTTCAGGTAATGCACCTGTTGACATTCTATCTACAGTGATATCACCTATGCTTGGTGACTTCGGTGTTGTTTCTTCTGTTGTTGGTGTTTCTTCTACAGGTGCAGGTGGAGTTGTACCACCCTCTTGCATCTTGACTACACCACCACGTGCCATCTGCATAGCTTTTTGTTGGTAGCCTTGCATACGTTGCTGTCGCATTGGGTCTTGTGAAATGTAATCTTGGAAGCCTTGCATGTTACCTTGATAGCCCATAGCACGTGCTATCTTTTCCATGCCACTAGGCTTGAATGCTTTAAACATAGCCATGTTTATTTCCTATCTAATGCCTTATCTAACTTGTCTTCTAATCTGTGCAATGCTTCCATAACTCTAGCCATGTCATCACGTAGTTCATTCTTGGTAGCATAGTCTTCACGAGTTTTGTTTAGCAATATTTGTAATCGTTTAACTTCAGTAAACATTTGACGGAATGCCCAGAATGCTGGTGCAATTACCATTGTTAGGATTATATTCCAGAAGAGCATTGCGTCCATTTCCATTATGCTAAGTCTCCAAAAACAGAAGAGTTTACAACATCCATATCATCTGCGGCTTGAGTATCCATCCTTAAACAAATAACTCCATGTGAACCAGTTGCATATCCTGTGTCTCCACTTGTTCCACAACCAACAACTCTAGGCTGTGCTTTATCAGTTTCTGTTGCAACTCCTTGAACTATATATGTTGTGTTTGCCATACTATTTGTAAAATTATATGTATAATCACCTGTTCCTTCATCATCCATTGATGATGTGTTTAAACTATCTGTAATACCAACTGTTCCTGAACCATCTCCCTTTGTCCAAACCTTACACAAACCTTGCTGAAGATTAGTTGTTGCAGTTCCTTCTGCTACAATATCAGTAGAACCACTTGCTATTACATTCGCTAAATCTGATGCTCTACTCATGTTAAGTCTCCTAACCAAGCAATAGAACCTCTTGGGGTATCTTGAATGGCATAATGTTCTACATATTGCATATTAACTGCTGTTGAAGTAGGGCTTGTATTGTATTTAATATCTGCGTGTGCGCCAAAATTACTATTATTTTGCTGTCTACCAGTTACGGTAGCATAATTAACAGTGCTAAAACCATTAGCTACAGTAAATGTGTAATCACCTGCGCTGTTATCAACAACACTGGTAAGATTAAGACTGTCACTTACTCCTGTTAAATCTGAATCACTTGTTAAACTACCGCCAACAAACATAACCCACGCCTTTGCGCTACCATTTGCTACATACGACAAGCCAATGGAGTTAGCACCACTGGCATCTTTTAATGTATCTACTCTTAATTCGCTTGCCATTATGCTAAGTCTCCACTTGATTGAATAGAAGTCCATCTACCATCATCGTATTGATTGTTATGGTTAATTCCATTTAATTCTAAATCATTGGATGCTCGTGTAGTGTAGTCTCTACTATAATATATAGTAAGATATCCAGCACTCCCATCTTCTGTGCTTAAAGCTGTTGGTGTATAAAATCCATTACTAAAATTATTAGTAAAGTTGTATCTGTACTTTCCTGCCGCAATATCATCTAAAGAAGATAAATTTAAACTTTCGTCTACGGTTGGACTATCACCAGAGTGCATTACACGGAACTTAATCAAGCCCTGTTGTAAATTAGTAGTTGTGCTACCACTTGTCACATCTATTGACCCAGCAGTGGTTACACCCTCAAATTCATCTACTTTAAGTTTGCTTGCCATTATGCTAAGTCTCCATTAATTGATGCAGATGCTACTGACAAATCTAAATCTGTACCACCGCTTTGTTCACCTCGCAGTTTTAAAAGGCTTGCTGTACTAGTTCTAGCAGCAGAAAGTCCCCCATCTTCAACTAAAACTCCGTTTGTACTGCCTCCAATATATTGAGTACCCATTGTTGCACAATAATCAGCGGCAGCAAATGGGTTTGTAATCTCAATAGTGTGTCTACCAGTTGCAACATCTGTAAGATTACTCATATTAAAACTGTCTCTAATGGCTGGTGTACCTGTGCCATTAAAATTTACCCACGCTTTTGTTGCGCTTTGCTTAGTTAACTCAACAGGACTAGTGCCATCCTTTGCCGCAATGCTATCTACATTTAATACACTGGTCATACTATACTCCAATATCCATTAATAGTGACCGTAGCATTCTGTGTAATAGGTCCTGCTGACATACCATTCTCGTCACTATCAATTGTTATATCATTGTCTATGGTCTGACCGTTCAATCGTATGATACTGTCGTTACCTTTAAATGGATAACGTGTATCTGATTCAGTCTTGGTGTAGTTACCTTGAATGCTAAACACATCATACACAACCATCTCAATGACATCACTAGCTGATGCACCAGTTGTTAAGGTTACAGATGTACCGTTAGTTGCGGCATAGTCTGTGGTAGGCTTGAGTAGCACACCATTCTGATACACATCCATGTACATATTGTCTGTATATGCAAGGACATTAGAACTGCTATCACTACCAGAGAATATAGTTTGTGCCGCACTTGCTGTGTACAGGTAGCGTGTTCTTACACCGTTTGTCGGGGATTTTCCTATGTATGGCATCGGTCTATCCTGCTATCTCTGTTAAAGTTATTGTGCTAATGGTACTGTAAAATGATTCTCTTATATTAAGAGCAGCAGTTCCACCACTTGTACTCATTTGAAGTTTATAAGTAGTAGCACTTGTTGTAGAGGGGCTGTCTAAAAAAAGCATACCTGTGCTTTCACCCCTGTCGGCATTTATTGTTATAGCCATAGTAAGTGCCGCCCCTTCTCCTGCCGTACCAGTTGCAATAGAGGTGCTACCTCTTAATAAATTAAATCCTATAATTGAGGCTGTGCTTGATTCATACCCACCTAGCCTAATATCAACTAGTATTTTATTAGATGTAGACAAAGGAGTTATAGTCGCAGATAAACCAGTTATATCTACTAACGAATTGCTTGATGTAACAAAAGAATCTGTCTTTACCGTTTGCACGACTTGCAGTACAGCACCCGAAGGCATTGCCGCATCAGCTATTTTAGTTAATGCCATGACTTACTCCTTATGCGTAAGGGCTGTCACCTAATAGGCTAGTATCCCAAGCGGCTTTTAATTCTGCAATCGTTGTTGCATCTGTGATAGCTTGTGCGGCAGGTGCATCACGAAGATTAGTCTTCTTTGTAACACTAGCTGTCTGTGCAGATGTGTCAGCAGTTTCAAGTGCTTTCATATACACAACATCTTCTGCGTCAAGCAGTGGTGTTCTCACTTCACGGATTTTATCTTTGAAGATTTCTTTTGCTTTGTCTAAATCTTCTGAGATAACGCTACCGCTTAGTGACCAAGCACCACGAAAGTCTCTGTTTGAAGGTACGGTTACACTAGCGGCATTTGCTTGATTACCGTCCTTGTCAACAATGTAAGTTGCTACAGCCATATTTAATTCTCCTATAAGTTATGCTGCTTCTTCTATAACGGTAACATCTTCGCTAATACGCCAAGAGTTACGCCATTCTCTAGTTGCAGGAAGTTGATTCTTCCTACAGATAACCATCTTAGGACGATTACCTTCATCCCAATTCATCCAGACATGTTCTGGCACATCTTTCTGAATAAGGTATTCTATTGCCTGTTCTTCAGTCATAGCTTCCATTGGTTCTGTGTTATGTAACAAGTAACCACGAGTATGTTTCTTGAAGTCAGGTTGTGATTCATCTTTCTTTAGTTCCCAATATACCCACACTGGTGGTAGGATACCGCCTTGCAATGCACAAGCCATCCAGTTAGGGTCAGGCACAAGTATCTTTGCACATTCGTCTATGCTGTCTTCATACACTACACGGTAGTCTGATTGCACTCCGTCTAGGTTTTCTTTAGCCCAACATAGTCTGTCAAATAAATGTGTGCCTTTGAATTGTGGTGTATTCATTGTTTATCCTATTGCTGTTATAAATAACATTGGAACTACAAGGAGTTCTGTAGTTGCCCCATCCCAATTTCTCGTACCGTGTAGGTCATATTCGTTCGTACCGCCAAACTCCCTAACTTGTATTTTAATTTCTTTTAAAGTTGTCCAATTACTAAACTTTCCATAATTAGCATCATCAACACCCCCAATAGTAAACATCCATTTAAAAGAAACTCTGCCTTGTATGTCTTCTGCGCCATAAGTCACTCTTGCCGCTTCAACTTCTACATTATCAACATATAATTTATGATGTCCTATACCGTGGTCATCTACTTTCTTTATTTGAAAATAAGACTCGTATATAACTCGCTTTGTTCCTTCAGGAGGCTTATAATTTATAAGGCTACCTGTTTGGTCTTGATAAGTTGTGTCTAGAGTTTGTACTGCTGTTACGTTCTCAAAGGTATATGTTCCACTTAAAGTAGTAACTGAACTACCATCACACACACCTGATACTACCTCAAGTATTCTACCAGTACCTGCATTATTATTTGACAACAGGAGATTATCTACTTTTAAAGTACTCATTTTAAAACCTCAGTCAATGTATCTGCTATAATTGTTCCAGCCATTATGCTAAGTCTCCGTGTACAATAGTAAAGTTAAACAACATGTCTACCTGAGCATTTGAATTATTGTAAGCAAGTTGAGAAACACTTGAAGCAGCTATGCCATCTACAGACGCATTTCTGTTAGATGCCCCTGAAGAACCTCCCCCAACAGAAACAGAAAAATCATCATTGTCCATTTCATTTATAAAATTAATGGTAAAGTTACCTACACCACTGTCTGTTATACTGTCTTCATTAAAGCTATCTTGGACGGTAGGTGTTCCGCTAGTTGCATCAAAATGCACCCAAACCTTCGCTAAACCCTGTTGCAAGGATTGTGTAGCTGTACCACCTTCACTTGTTACTGTAATGTCACCAGCAGAGGTCTTACCTGTGAGATTGTCTACTAAGATTTCACTCATGCTAAGTCTCCGTGTATTAAAATCCAAGCATATTTACTATTTAAGTATGAAAGCATATTGCCCGGATTAGTTATGTAAACAGTAAATTGTGTAGTGGTAAAAGCTATGCTATTTCTTGGATACATAGCACCCCCGTAATCTTGGTCACTACTCCAAGTTGCGGTAGTATTCATAATAAAGTCAGTATCACCCATAGCACTTGTTATACCAATAACATAATGACCAGTACCACTATCAGTTAATGTTGACATATTAAAAGATTTTCTAACTTCTGTATCAGAAGCATCAAAAGTAGCTGCACCATCAAAGTTTATAAAACCTTTAGCTGCTTGTTGCTTAGTCAGCGTAACAGCACCGCCAGATGTATTCTGTATTGTATCTGCTTTTAATGTACTCATATTATCACCAACGTACCACCTGATTCTACATCAAGCGTTATCCCCGAACCTACAGTGATAGGACCAGTAGCACTAGCATTCTCTGCACCACCTACTGTTACATCAGCACCTACTGTCTTATCATTCACACGAAACATACCACCACCTATAAAGTCAGACTTGTTAGCAGTTGGTGGTGTTACACTTGCAATGCTAAGTCCTAGAAAGTTTACAAAGATGTTACCAGTACCTGTTGATGGTGCGGTACTAAAGCTAAGTGTTGTACCACTCACACTAAATTTATTTGTATCTTGAATAACACCATCTACTGATACAAGTACATCTTGGTCAGAACCAACTGTACGAGACATAGTGAATGACGTAGTAGAACCATTACCGTTAAATCTTTCTACTACAGGTATGTCAACAAAGTTTGCTGTAGGTATGCCACCTATATAAGCCATATCCTATATCCTTATGTTATGTCAAGATGACTAAGAACTACGTCAGCAGATGATGCAGTATTAGATGTTACTTTAACTCTGTCACCCGGTTCTAATACAACTTTCTGGTCGCCACCGATTACAACCAACGAACCACCAACAGGAATAGGTGCATC